CCTCCTTATACGCACGGGGCGGAATTTGAAGCAAAGGGGTAAAAGCCAGGGCCAGAGCTTTTTCTGACGACTCGCTGGATTTTCCTGGGCGGTTTTTCGTGGAGGATTTTTCTTGATGGATTTTAGCGGGTGACGGTTCGCAGAATTTCGGCGGGAAGGAGGGCTGCGGATGAAAACCACAACGGCGAAAGGTTTCCGGGTGAAGATCCGGGACGCGTGCAAGGGCGTCGGCAGCTACCGGCCGGAGTTTGAAGAAATCATCAACCGGCTGGCCGAAAAATATGTGAGGGCGAACAAGGCGAAAGAGGACTGGCGAAAAGAAGGCAGTCCTTTTTATGTGAGCCAGACGAACAAGGGCGGCGGGAAGTATTACACCAAGCACCCGCTGCTGAAGGAGATCGACGAGACGGAAAAAGACATCCTGATGCTGGAGAAGGAGCTGGGACTGACGCCGGCGGCCATCAAGAAAGTGAACGAGGCCGCGCTGGGTAAGAAGCAGCTGCCGGAGGACGATCCGCTGGTGGCTGCGCTGGGTAGGTTGAGGGTGATATGAGATGATGCCGTGCCGGCAGGATCGCGCACCTGGCGGCGGGACGGCGACTGTGAGGTGGAAAGATGAACATACTGGCAGCTGATGGCGCATGAGCGGGCGAGCCGGCGCGGCTGAAAAGACCGTTGAGAAAACGGGCAAGGGTCCCGGCACCGGAAGCGCCGGAGGGGCGCAACCGGCTGACAGCGTGACCATGGACCTGGCGACGGGGCTCCGGGGCAAGTATGCGCTGGAGGTCATGCAGTACGTCCGCGGGTGTATGGACGGATCGATTATTGCAGGCGAAGACAGGATCCTTGCCTGCCAGCGGTTCGTGGACTTCCTTGGACGTGATGACCTGGACGTGCGGACGCATGACGCCGACTTTGTGATCGGCATTATCGAAAGCACGTACCACCACCGGCAGGGCGAGGCGCTGGACGGCTCGCCGATGCGCGGCAAGCCTTTCCTGCTGGAGCCGTGGCAGAAGTTCTGCATCTACGGCATGCTGGTGTTCTGGCATAAGGGGACAAATGAGTGCCTGGTCAAAGAGGCACTTATTTTTATACCCCGGAAGAACTCCAAGACGCTTTTTGCCAGCGCGCTGGCGTGGGGCCTGAGCCTGCTGCGGAAGGACAGCGGCGCCAAGTGCTACGTGGTCGGCGCGCAGCTGAAGCAGGCGCTGGAGACGTATGACAGCTGGGATTACAATGTGCGGCTTTTGTACCCGGACGAGAAAAAGCGCATTGAGAAGGGCTGGCAGATCCTGAACAACAGTTTCGCCCACAAAGTGGAGAACAAGACGCTGGGCGGAGGCTCCGTGAGCCTGAACGCCCTGGCCAGCAACCCGGACGGGCAGGACTCCTTCAACGCGAACATTGTCATCGCGGACGAGATGCACGCATACAAGCGGCCGAAGCAGTACACGATCCTGCAGGAGGCCATGGCGGCATACACCAACAAACTGATTATCGGTATCACAACGGCGGGAGACGATCCGACCGGGTTCTGCGCCCAGCGGGTGGACTATTGCCGGAAGGTGCTGCGGGGCACGGTGAAGGATGACCAGTACTTTATTTTTATCTGCTGCATGGACAAAGACGAAAACGGGAATGTGGACTTCACGAACCCGGTGCAGCACGCAAAGGCCAATCCGAACTACGGCGTGACGATCCGGCCGGCGGACATAATGAACGACGCCATGCAGGCGCTGAACGACCCGCAGATGCGCAAGGACTTCCTGAGCAAGAAGGGCAACGTGTTCGTCAACAGCATGAAGAGCTACTTCAACATTGACGAGTTCAGGCGCAGCAACCGGCGGGCGGAAGAGAAGCTGGGGATCGGGCCGGACTTGTCGCTGAAGAAAAAGATCGAGTTCCTGGCGCGGCTGCCGGTCAAGTGGTACGGCGGCGCAGACCTGTCCAAGCTGCACGACCTGACGGCGGCGAGCCTGCACGCGCAGTATAAGGGGATTGACATTATTATCCCGCGGTGCTGGTTCCCGATCACGGCGGCAACGGAGAAGGCAGACAAGGACAACATCCCGCTGTTCGGCTGGCAGGACGACGGATGGCTGGAGATGTGCAACGCGCCGACCAACGACCACGACAGGGTGGTGGCGTGGTTCCTGGAGATGAAGCGGACGGGCTTCCGGATCGCCCAGGTGGGGCATGACAGGAAGTTCTGCCGGGAGTATTTCATCGCCATGAAAAAGGCCGGCTTCACGATTGTGGACCAGCCACAGTACTTCTACAAGAAGTCAGAGGGATTCCGGCACATTGAGAAGCAGGCGAAAAACGACTGCCTGTACTACCTGGGCGCGGAGCCGTATGAGTACTGCGTGCAGAACGTACGGGCCATCGAGAAGACGGACGACATGATCCAGTACGAAAAGATCCAGCCGGAGAGCCGGATCGACGTGTTTGACGCGGACGTGTTTGCAACGGTCCGGATGCTGGAGTGCCTGGAGAAGGCGGGCAAGGCGAATACATGGTTCGGTAACTCCGCAACAGCGGAACAGACAGACGGTTGACGAGGTGAAAGGAATGAGCGAAGCAAAGCAGACCTGGCGGCAGCGGCTGGCTGGACGGATCGCCGGCGGGGACCGGAAAAGGGGCGTGATCCACGGCGTGGCGGCGAATACCATCGCGCTGTGGATGGAGCAGGGCGACATTGACTGCAGCGGATACACCCGCCTGAGCGACAACCCGGAGATCCAGACCGCGTGCCTGAGGATCGCCGAGCTGATCGGCAGCATGACGATCCGGCTGATGAGCAACACGGACAACGGGGACGTGCGGATCCAGAACGAGCTGAGCCGACTGATTGACATTACGCCGTGCGACAACATGACGCGGATGGAGTGGATGACGGCCATCGTGATGACGCTCCTGCTGCCCGGCAAGGGCAACAGCGTGGTGGTGCCCCATACGCACGACGGCCTGCTGACGAGCCTGGAGCCTATCAGCGCGCACCGGGTGAACTTCCAGCCGGTGGGCAGCAGTTACCGAGACTACCGGGTGATGATCGACGGAAAGCCGTACAATCCGGCGGACGTGCTGCACTTCACCTACAACCCGGACGAGACGTACCTGTGGAAGGGCAAGGGCATCACGGTGAGCCTGACGGACGTTGCCAACAACCTGAAGCAGGCCGGGAAGACCAGGGCCGCTTTCATGAAGAGCGAGTGGAAGCCTTCAATCATTGTGAAGGTGGACGGACTTTCCGATGAATTTGCGAGCCCTGAAGGCCGGGAGAGACTGCTGGAGAGTTACGTGAAACCGGCACACCCAGGCGATCCGTGGATGATTCCCAGCGAAGCGTTTGAGGTGCAGGAGGTGCGGCCGCTGACGCTGTCGGACCTGGCGATCAACGACGCGGTGGAGCTGGATAAAAAGACCATCGCCAGCGTGATCGGCGTGCCGGCGTTCCTGCTGGGCGTGGGGACGTTCAACAGGGACGAGTGGAACAACTTCATCCAGACGAAAGTGCGGGCCATTGCGCTGGGGATTCAGCAGGAGCTGACACGGGGGCTGATCCTGAGCCCGAAATGGTACCTGGAAATGAACTTCTGGAGCCTGCTGGATTATGACCTGAAGAGCATGTCCGACATCCTGCTGGCCGGCGCTGACCGCGGATACGTGAACGGCGACGAGTGGAGGAACCGGCTGCACATGGCACCGGCGGGCCTGACGGAGTTCAAAATCCTGGAGAACTACATCCCGGCCGACATGAGCGGGGCGCAGAAGAAGCTGGTGCAGAGCGAGTGAAAGCGAGGGCTTTCCGGTCGCCCTCGCGCTCCTTCGGAAGAATGAAGACTGGAGGATGAAGGAATGAAGGTTGATATCGGGTGCCCGCAGGGGAAATACGACGCGGACATGCGGATCCGGTGCAAGGTGAGCGGAACGCTATGCGCGCATCAGTACTGGTGCGGGTGCGCGGGACGCTGCAAGCTGACCAAGACCGCGGACAACTGTCCGGGACGAAACGAAAAGGAGAAGCAGGCATGATTATCGGCGTGGACTTTGACGGCACACTGTGCAGAAACAAGTTTCCCGATATCGGAGAAGCTAACACTGAACTGATCAGCCAGCTGAAGGAAGCCAGGGAAAACGGCGACACCGTGATCCTGACGACGTGCCGGCGCGATGACCAGCTGCAGGCGGCTGTGGACTGGTGCCGGGACCAGGGACTGGAGTTTGATCTGGTCAATGAAAACGCACCGGAGCTGATTGAAAAATACGGCGGCGACTGCAGGAAGATCTGCTGCGACATTCTGCTGGATGACAAGGCGGTGCCGTTCACCTTTGGCGAGCGGCTGGAGCTGACGAAAAGGGCAAAGGAGGACGGAACCATGGAGACAAGGAAGACGCCGGAGCGGGATCTCCGGCAGCTGCGGAGCGTTTGCACGCAGTTTGAGACACGGGAAGACGACGGCGCGCCGCATATCAGCGGTTATTTCGCCGTCTTCAACAGCGACTATGAGATCGGGCCGGACATGAGCGAAAGCGTTGCTCCCGGCGCGTTCTCCAAGACGCTGAGCGGGGATATACGCGCACTGACCAACCACGACACCACCCTGGTGCTGGGACGGAACACGGCAGGGACACTGGAACTGAAAGAAGACACGCGCGGTCTGTGGGGTGACATCCGGATCAATCCGAACGATTCGGACGCCATGAACACATACGAACGCGTGAAACGCGGAGACGTTGACCAGTGCTCCTTCGGGTTTAACATCGTCGCCGAGGAAACCGAGTTCCGCGACGACGGGAGCGTCCACTGGACCATCCGGGAGGTGGAGCTGTTTGAGGTGAGCGTGTGCACATTCCCGGCATACAAGGAGACGAACGTCTCCGCACGGTCGGCGCAGCGGGATCAGCTGAAAGCTGAGCGGCTGGCGGACTGGAAGGAAGCCAGAAAGGCGAAACTGCTGCGGCAGAGCGCCGACTGAGACAAAGAGGAGGTAAAAAACACATGGCACTGAAAGCACTGATGCTGCGGAAGCGCCTGGACGGCCTGCGGACCCAGCTGACCGCGCTGAAGGACAAGGACGAGCAGTTCAAGGTCCGGGAAGCGGAGCTGGCGCAGTCCATCGAGGAAGTGGCAACAGACGAGGAACGCACGGCGGTGGAGGAGGCTGTGAGCGCCTTTGAAACCGAACGCGCCAACCATGAACAGGCCGAGAAAGAGCTGGAGGGACAGATCGC